GGAGGAAAGGCGCAGCCTGATGGCAGCGTATTGTTAGAACTGCCATTTATCTGGAGGTAGATATGGGTGGAGTAACTAGAACCATTCGAAAAGCTGTTAAGAAAGTGGCAGCTCCAATCGTCAAAGTGGCGGAACAAACGCCAATAGTCAAAGATGTTTTAAAGGTTGCTAATGATCCTTTGAGAGCTGTGAGGTCTGGTGGCGGCCTAGCTCAATCCCAAAGGCCAGACACATTTGCTGGAGCGCCAAAAGAAGTAATTGCTGCTGCTGAATCTCAGGTTCAGCAAACAATCAAAGAGGCAACAGGTCTTGGGCCAACGCCAAAAGCTGCGACTGCAGCTGGTGGCGCTGAAACCCAAACTCAAGCGCAGCGTCGTCGCGGTCGTCGCGGCATCCGTACCGGATCGCGTGGCGTGATGGGTTCTGCACCAGTAGAGAAAAAGAGTCTTTTAGGAGGCTAACATGGCTGACGTCCTGGCTACCCAGCTGCTGAAACGCTTGGGGTCTTTAGAGAATCAGCGCCAAGTGTGGGAATCACACTGGCAGGAAATTGCTGATTATGTGGTCCCCCGTAAGGCGGACATTACGAAAAAGCGTACCCAGGGCGACAAGCGTACTGAGCTGGTCTTCGATGGTACGGCAATCCATGCTGCCGAACTGTTATCAGCTTCGCTGCATGGCATGTTGACTAACTCTAGTGTTCGCTGGTTCTCGCTGCGTTTCCGCGATAAAGAGCTGGATATGAACGATGAAGCCAAAGAATGGCTGGAATCTGTCGAAGATGTCATGTACCAGGCGTTCAATCGGTCCAACTTCCAGGAACAAGTCCACGAGCTGTACCATGATTTGATCTGTTTCGGCACCGGAGTCATGTTTATTGAGAAGGACCCGGAGTATACGCTGCGCTTCCAGACCAGGCATTGCTCTGAAGTGTTCCTTTCTGAGGACTCAAATGGCCGTGTAGACACTGTATTCCGTCGATTTAAGATGCCAGCCAGGGCGGTTATCGACCGTTTTGGTGATCAGGTAGACAGTAAAATCCAGAAAAAAGCGGAACAGAACCCGTATGAGATGATTACCCTGGTGCATGCGGTATATCCGCGCCACGAGCGTGACGTTATCAAGGTCAACTCAGAAAACAAACCATTTGCTTCTGTGTACCTGGACCCAGATAGTCGCACAATCTTGAGCGAATCAGGCTTCGATGAGTTCCCATACGTTGCACCACGGTTCTTGAAAGCTTCATTTGAGATTGGTTATGGCCGTTCTCCAGCGATGACAGCGCTGCCAGACATCAAAATGCTGAACAAAATGTCTGAAGTGACCATTCGTTCTGCGCAAAAGCAGGTTGATCCACCACTAATGGTTCCGGATGACGGCTTTATGTTGCCAATCCGCACTGTTCCTGGCGGCCTCAACTTCTATCGATCAGGTACCAGAGATAAGATTGAGCCATTAACTATCGGCGCGAATACGCCGCTCGGCTTGAATATGGAAGAGCAGCGCAGAAAAGCAATTCAATCTGCGTTTTACGTCGATCAACTAATACTTTCGCAGGGTCCTCAGATGACTGCGACAGAAGTTATGCAGCGCACTGAAGAGAAAATGCGGTTGTTAGGTCCTGTCCTGGGTAGACTCCAGGCAGAATTATTGCAGCCGCTAATCAATCGTTCATATAACCTGATGACCAGGGACCGATTATTTGCAGCTGCGCCTGACTTTATGAAGAACACTGGCATTGAGATCGAGTATGTCTCACCACTTGCGAAAGCGCAGAAGTCTGGAGATATCCAGGCAGCCATGCGTTTGTTTGAATTGATGGGACCACTTGCCCAAATTGACCAATCTGTTATTGATTACATCGATGCTGACGGTTTAGCCAAGTATCTGATGCAGACACTTTCTGTACCAGCTACCACTATTCGCGGTGAGCAGCAGGTTGCTGAGATTAGGGAGCAGCGCGCAGAACAAATGCAAGCTGAAGCTCAGAGGCAGGAACAAATGGAAACAGCAGAAGCAATGGGAGCTGCTGCGCCAATGATGAAGTTGATGCAGCAATAATATATGTCAAAAGAAATCAACGACTTACGGGAGGCTTACGCCTTCCTGTTTGGCGAGACAGATGGGGATACGGTACTCCATGATCTGGAAATGCGGTTCCACGTTCACTCGCCTACATTCTCTGCGGACCCGTATGAAACGGCTTTCCGCGAGGGGCAGCGCAGTGTTGTGCTGTTTATTCAAGGCATGATGGAAACATTCAACCTACCAAATGAGGTAATTGATGATGAGTGAAGAACAGGTAGCTGAAGTCTCTGCGCCAGAAATGGAGCAAGAGGTAGCTCAGTCTGTAGGAGATTGGCGCTCAAGTATCCCCGAAGAGATTCGTGGACATAAATCCCTAGATCACATTAACGATGTTGGTGCGCTCGCAAAGAGTTATGTGCATGCGCAATCAATGATCGGTGCAGACAAAATTGCGATTCCAGGCAAAAGTGCAACACCTGATGACTGGAACGAGGTATACGCCAGGCTTGGCAGACCAGCTGACGCAGAAGGTTATGAGCTTCCAGCGCCAGAAAACTTTGAAGCCGATCCTGAGATGACGTCCTGGTACAAGCAAATGGCGCATGACATTGGCTTAAACGCAACACAAGCAGCTAAGTTGTACCAGTCTTATAACGAATTTGTTTCTTCCCAGGAGCAATCAATGGGTGTTGACCTGGAGCAGTACACTGCCCAGGTTGAATCAGACCTCCGTAGAGAATATGGCCAGGCTTTTGAAGATCGCCTGGCGCAAGGTCATGGAGTTGTTACCCAGTTTGGTAATCCTGAGTTGATGGAGGTTACTCTGTCTGATGGGACGAAACTAGGCGATAACCCTGACTTCATTCGACTCATGGGTGAGGTCGGAAACTTTATCCAGGAGCGTGTTGGTGAAGATACTCTTGAAGGAGTTCGCACCAGCGGTGGCATTACGCCAGACGCCGCCAGGGAGAAACTTGCAGAGCTGCGCTCACAAGGCAGTCCATTCTGGGATGCTCGGCATCCAGAGCATGACTACTATGTGCAGCAAGCTCTGAAGTTCCAGGAAATGATCCATAGTTGATCTTTCTTGCGCAGCGAGTAAACTTGCTGCAATAGTCAGGATAAGCGAAAGCCCCTGCTGGTAGCTGCAACCATAAGCAGCAAAAAACATCGTCCTGCGTGTGCGGGGTAGCGAAAACTTTGTTTTAGCTGACTGAAGGAGAGACACAATGTCTACTCAAGTAACAACTGCATTTGTGCAGCAGTTCAGCAGCAACGTCCAGCTGCTCTCACAGCAGCGCGGTTCTTTGCTGCGTGGTGCCGTATCTGAGGAATCAGTTACTGGCGAAAAGGCGTTCTTTGACCAAGTAGGCGCGGTAGCTGCCGTTAAGCGTACTTCGCGTCATGGGGACACTCCATTACTCGAAACACCACATTCGCGTCGGATGGTCACAATGGACACTTACGAGTGGGCCGACCTCATCGATGACGCTGATAAGGTGCGCATGTTGATTGATCCAACATCGACTTACGCTCAAGCAGCTGCTGCTGCAATGGGTCGTGCGATGGACGATGCAATCATTTCGGCTGCGACTGGGACTTCCAAGACTGGTAAGTCTGGCGCAACAAGCACCACAATGCTTGCTGCTCACCAAATCGCAAATGGATCTGCTGATCTGACTCTGGCTAAACTCATTCAGACGAAAAAGATTTTGGACCTGGCTTCTGTCGATCCATCAATCACTCGTCATATTGCAGTAGGCCCTGACCAGATTGAGGCTCTGTTGAACAATACAACTGTTACAAGCTCTGATTACAATACGATCAAAGCTCTTGTACAGGGTGAGATCAACCAGTTCCTCGGGTTCACCTTCCATGTCACAACACGTTTGGCTAAGTCTGGCAACATCCGTTCATGCTTTGCATGGGCAGAAGACGGCATCAAGCTCGCAGTGGGCAAAGATGTTATGGCCAAGATCGATGAACGTGCCGACAAATCTTACTCAACACAGGTTTACTACTGTGCAACATTCGGGGCGACTCGGATGGAGGAAGAGAAGGTTGTTCAGATCGACTGTGACGAATCAGCATAAGGAGACCTGAATCATGGCAACTGTATACTCTAATGTCCGGACGGACCTTACTCAGGATGATCCTTCTGAGTTCGTACAAGCTAACCAGATTGGCGGATCAATGAGAGTCGCTCATGCTCAGTATGAAGCATCTAACCTCTCTTCTGGCGATGTAATCGAGATGTTCTCGCTGCCTAACGGCGCTCGCATCCTGCATGGCAAGTTGTGTCACGATGCACTTGGTGCAAGCACAACATTGTCAGCTGGGTATGCTGCTTACACTAACTCAGCGGGTACAGCAGTTTCTGCTGCAGCTGCTGGTTACAAAGCAGCAGCAGCTTCAACTTCAGGACAATGTGTCGAAGTAGCGAATACTTTGGCTCTTGGTGCTGGATCAGAAGTTGATCTTGATGGTGAGTTAGCTGATAACGAGTTCGTTGTAACAGTAACAATGGGCGGTGCTGCTGGCACAGGCACTATTGAGCTGACAATGTACTACGTTGTTGACTAAATGAATCGGGGGCG